AAAACATGTTGAATTTTAACTAATAGTTGGTGATTTGTTTTAAAGAAATTTTTGATCACAACATTTGCATCTTTAAAATTGGTCTCAAATATGATAGGCATGTTACCTTATATTAATCATTTGCTCTTATATTCTTAACTTACTACTTAAATAATATTATGCTTATAAACTATTAATGGGTTATTTATAGTGTCTATTAACTCTTATAAGTATTATAAAATTTAATCATTGTCTGTTTTGTTATAGTAACAGTTAATAGATAACAGTTGTTCAAAACTGAATTAATACAAAGTCATTTCAAATTTGCTTAACCATTCTGATAACTAATATCAATTTAACACATTTTAACCTAGCATTTGTGCATAAGATAAGCTTCAAGTTAATAGTGTGGTACTATTTAATTCACCTTCATTGTACATTAATTTTAATCAAGTGTTTAATCTTACTATGTCAGGAACTAAAATTAAGTGCATGTTTTCATCTTTACCAACTAACATTCTACAAAAATTACCACTGTTAATGTTGTATTAAAATGTAACATTAATATTCATTTTTTCTTAACAATCTTGTTATAATGTGTTACAATCTGGTTTATTTTTAAAGAAACCTAGGAAATCATCACCAAGAAAAATTGCACCTAAAAAATTTGAGTTTTCTCATTCAATAATTAATTAGCTCACTTAAAAATTAGTTATTACATTACCTAATGCAGTAGTAGCTTAACCAGACATTCTTTAATCTACTAATTTACCTCAATAATATTTAGATTTCCATTTCCAATTTTCATGCATGTTTGTCCATAAGTCTAACACTGCCTAACTTGCTCCAAATTGTTTGTACACTAACATTTCTACCTATAATAATTACCTATCAGTTTATCAATCTTATTTTTCCAAATCAGTTTCTAAAAAATATCCAACTGGACCTAATGTATTTAACCATATTTAAATTTACTATGGTGTTAATCCATCTGCATATAATATATTTGGTAAGAGATTTTGTTGCATATTCTATTTTATTTATTTAAAAATAGGTGAAAATAGTGCAGCTACAAAATATGGTTGCCAAACTATTGGTCTAGGTAATAACTTTTCCCATTAATTTACAACTTTGTTAATATCTTTTAAAACACTTTCTTTTTTAAGGTGCATTGTAACATTATTCCATTAAGTATAACATTGATCATTAGCTATATGTTTGTGTAATTAGATCAATTTAAGTATACTATTTTTATGCTCTGATAACCAAGTTAACGTAGAATTATAATTAAACTCTTAATCTACTTGATTTAATTTAATATTTTTGACAAAATAAGTTGCCATCAACTTCTGAAATGTTTCGGATGGTACTAAGTTATGCTTTCAATATTTAAATACACTATACATTCATTCAATTGCAACTTTTAATAACTGTTTTGATTCTTAAATTGGCATTGGTCATGTATGTAGTGGGTACTACACTTTTGTATAAAACTACATTTCTTTAAATTAAGAGGGTATCATTTTACTAATTAT